TTTTTTTTTTTTTTTTTTTTTTTTTTTTTCAAATGAATCCTGAGCTATATTGTTCTATCTTGGATGGTAATCAGGATGATGAAGTGGTAGCATTGATTACTACTACATTCGATACAGTATTAGAAAAGTCAGCCAAGAAAGCAGTCAAAGAACTAAGAAAGAAGTCAGAGACTGAGTTACCAATTATTCGTAGACAGGTAGATGCACCTGAGATTAAAACACTAGCACCTGATGGTGATTTCTTTTTCCCGTCATATGTAACGGATCCACAACGAGCACCTTATTGCTTTTGGAGAACTTACTACACTGCTCAAGAGTTAGAGAACAAAGTTATCACAGATGGATGGGATGCAGATTTCGTAGGCTATGTTATTGATAAGTACAGAGGTGTTAATGTTAATACTATAGAGAATGTAGATGATTACCAAAGAGGTGGCATCAATACATCTAACACTACATCATACGATGCAGATGAACTAATTGAAATAGTATACGGATACCAACGACTAGTAGATCCCGAAGATAATGCAGAGGGAATCTATTGCACAGTATTTCATAGGGAGTTTTCAGGTAATGATACGACACCCGGATATGCTAAGTCACAGCTAATGAACGGTTACGATGACTACCCTGTAGTAGTAACTAAGCTAAGTGAGGACAGCAAACGGTTGTACGATACAATGACATTCCCTCAGATCCTTAGAGGTATACAGAATCAAATCAAACTAGAAAGAGATTCTCGTATTGATAGAAACTCACTAGCTACATTACCTCCATTATTACACCCTGTAGGTCAAGCACCAACTGACTTTGGACCCGGACGATATATACCGTACCGTAGAAAAGGTGACATTGACTTTGCACCTACACCTCCTCCACCAACCGGATCCGTTGAGATGGAGAAAACACAGGAAGCACAAGCTGATAAGTTAACAGGATTAGATGAGACAAGTCAGATCAGTGCAGTCCGTAAACAATTTTTACTAGATAAATTCTTACAACATAATGCAAAGGTTCTAGCTATGGCATTCAAATGCTTCCAAAGGTTTGGACCGGATTCTGTATTCTTTAGAGTAACAGGTGTACCTGAAGCTGTACAGATTAATAAAGGTAATCCTAATGAGAACTTTGACATTATGATTAACTATGATGCATTAACAACTGATCCCGAAGCACAGGCACAAAAACTACAAGGTATGTTAGCTATGCTTCAATATGATCGTAACGGTTTGTTTAATGTAGACAATTTACTTAAAGCTATAGCATCATCGATCGATCCCGTATTGGCAGATGGTATTATACAATCTCCTCAAGTAGCACAACAAGAAATCATTAGGGATGTAACTGATGACTTAGCTAAGATCTTTGCCGGTATTGAAATGCCTGCTAGATCTAATGGTGGTCAGGTTGCAATGCAACTAATTGAACAATATGCACAACAGCCTGATGTAGCACAACGACTACAATCAGACGAAGCATTTGCACAAAGAATGCAGAAGTATATTGGTCAGTATACATTCCAAATGCAACAAGCACAAAATGCTCAGATCGGTAGAATAGGTACACAACCTACTGCCGTTGGAGATGTTAATACCCAAGATACCAATGTCCAATCCTCATACTAGTTTAGATCAAGATGTTAAGTACCTAAGAGACTCACAGCAGTTTGCTAGGTTTATGAATTTCGTACACCAACTCCGAGAAGAAACAATCGAAGAGTTGCATAATGCTGATCCTAATAAAATGTCACAGATCAGTGGTAGGATTATTTCCTACGATCAGATTTTAGAAATCGTACAATACGATAGTCTAATAGATAAACACAGAAACAATGTGTTATAATACAAACCTCGGCATCTCTCAGCCGTAAATGAGTGGTACATTATGAACGAAGAAAACACAGAGATCGTTGCCTCTGCAACAGCAATGGAACCAAAAACCAATATCGACAGCTTTGATTATATGAAAGCTCGTATGGATCAGATGTCACAGAATCAAGAGGAGGTTGAAGAACAACCACTTGGTGAAGTTACAGAAGATCTACCTGATGGCTCAGAAGAAACTATTGAACAAGAATCAGTAGAGGAAACTGACGATAATGTTCTTTCACAGTACAATCTAGATGAAATGTCCGAAGAGGAGTTAAGAGATTTATCTCAGAAACTCGGAACTCGTGCAGTTGCAAGATTTGGAGAACTTACAGCAAAAAGAAAGCAAGCCGAAGAAAGGGTTGCACAACTAGAAGCTGAGTTAAAGAATCAAGACCCACTATCTAAACAAGAAGAAATCAAAGACAATCCGTTTATGGAACTTACAACTGTCGAACAGTTGCAAGATAAAGCCACAGAAATGGATGGAGTTATTGAGTGGGCAGAAGATCTAATCTTCAACAGTGACGGATATGGAGCAGAAGATGTCATTACAGAAGTAAATGGACAGGAGCTTACCAAAGCTCAGGTTCGACAAACTCTTCGTAATGCTCGGAAGACAAAAGATAAATACCTCCCTGATCGTTTACGATCAATACAGAACCAACAGAAAGCAGTTCAGCTTAAACAAGCATTCACAGAACAAGCCCGAAAAGAACTGACTTGGATTGGAGATGAAAACAATGAGGTAAATAAAAAGTATCAGGCAATGATGTCGGATCCACGATTGCAGAAGTTGGAACAAGCTGTTCCTGAACTTGCATCACAACTACCATATATACTAGCTCATTCAGCTAACAGTATGTATGCTAGAAAGAAAATAGGATCGACAACACCACCTACAATGGGTATGCCTAATTCTGCTCAAGCAACAAATAGAAGTACTGCAAAAGCCAAAAGCATTAAGGAACTAAGCCAATCATATAGGGATAGTGGTTCAAAAGATGATTTCATTCGTTTAAGAACTCTTCAAATATCAAACAATTAATCCCTTATTTAATAATGTCATTCTCAAATACATATACTAAAGACCCGGGATCGGCTTCTTCTAACCGTGAAGATTTGACAGATGTACTGACAATTCTTGCCCCTGAAGAAACACCGGTTCTTTCTCTTGCTTCAAAGCAAAAAGCAAATGCAACATTCGTAGAGTGGTCTCTCGACAAACTAGCAACACCGGAAGCAAACGGTGTTATCGAGGGTGACGATGTAGAAATCTTCACAGATAAGTTTGCATCTCGTGCTCGTACAGGTAACTATGTTCAAAAATTCCGTAGAGACTACAAAGTTTCTGATTTACAGGAAGCTGTTGACTCTGTTGGACCTGCACGACTTGCTCAAGCAGAAGCTAAATCAATCCGTGAGCTTAAACGAGACATCGAGTTAGCTCTATGTGGAACACAGGACAAACAATCAGCAGGCACAGTTACTCCATACAAAATGGCAGGATTGGGTGCTTGGATCGATGATTCTCCTGCTACAGGTCTTGTACCTACAGGATATGAAACACCTGCCTCATCAATCTATGCAGACACTGCATTCGATGAAGCTGAGTTCAACGACTTAATCACATCTATCTATCGTGAAACAGGAAACACAAACAGCCTTACATTGGTTGCTGATTCCGGTCTTCGTAGAAAGATCTCTGACTTTGCTCGTATCAATGGTGGTTCAGATACTATCCGTTCCGTTAACTACGATGGTAATTCAGCAAGCATTAAATTGTCTGTTGAGTTATACCAATCAGATCACGGTATCGTTTCAATTATCAATGCTAACCCTGACTGTATGCCTGCTTCTGCCGGTACTACAACTACTGCTACAGGTTACTTAATTAACCCTGAGTACTATGGTATCCACGAATTAATCCCAATGGGATCAACTCGTCTACCTAACCACGGTGGTGGTGAAAGAGGTTATGTTGATTGTACCTTGACTTTAGGTGTTTATCACCCACAAGCTCACGGTAAGATCACACAAATTGATGCTTAATTAATTCACTGAGGGGTCACTCTAAATGGGTGACTCCTCTTCCTCTTAATATGTCAAACGAAATATCACCTGAATTAAACAAATACCTAGACGATTATCTCGTAAAGGAACAAGCTACTGAACACAAAAGAGTGGACATAGCTCGTAAAGAAGCCAAGACCAATGTTGGCAAAACACACCCGGTGTATGGTAAATGTATTGCTACAATACCTGCCCGTGATTACTACCGATTAGTCAAAGCCTATGGACAAGAGACAGTTCATAGCAAAGAATTTTTAAAGTTTTTCCAAAAAGAATATCCTGATCTTAGTCCCAATAAAGTATAATGGCAAAGTCTTACACAGATCTATTTGAACTTACAAGATCTCTAGCAGGTGTTGATAAGTTTACCGATGACGAAACAAAAGATATAAAAAGATTTATTAACCGTAGGTTGTATGAAGCCTATAGTGCATCTCAGATGTGGACATCTTATTTAGTTGTAGGTGAGTTACGACAACTAACAGCCGGTACACAAATAGTTCCAAAGGTAGAGGCAGGAAAAGATACTATTGGTGAGTTTCAAAGGATACACCGACAGCAACCTTTCTTAAATAACTCTGCATACGAATATGATTTCTATGTAGATTCAAGGGGTGCAAACATACTTAACATACAAGACAATGATGTAGACGGAGTGTATGTTACTTACAAAAAAGTATTTACTGATTTCAATGAAAGTTCTAACGATATACCTACTGAGTTCTTTTATTATGGTGCTCATTCTGCTTATGCTGATTTCCTAAGAATGGATGGTCAGACAGGTAAAGCATTCGAGGAAGAGAATAAAGCAGGTACATACCTAGCAACTGAATTGGAAAAACTAGATATTATTTCAAACAATAATTTCGTGAGACGGAAGTTCTCAACTTATGTTTCAACTCAATCAAGATAAACAATGCCTAATTCATTCGTAACAAACTTATACCCTGTCCCTGTGTCAGGAGCAGATGCACAAAGAATAACACCAACTAATTTGGTCGAAGCCACATTCTCTGACTTTGATCCTAATTGTAAGTTCATCACATTCGATGTTCAAGCTAATGATGTCTTTATGACTATTGATGGCAGTGCTCCGGCAACTGACAATGGACATAAACTCTATGCAGGTCGTTCTTATTCTATTGCTCGTCAAACAGCAGACTTTGCTCGTTTTATAGCAGATTCAGGAACAGCAGTTATATATGCTTCTCAACTGACATCTTAAGTGGAATCAGAAAACTTTAGCTTAGGGAATCCGTTTAAGGCTATACCTTTTGCTCAGTTCCACTTGATGGAAGACAAGGGAGCCTCCCCGGTTACAAACGATGCAAGTCAATTACCGACTCCTGCACCGTTTCGTGTGCCTTTGGTTTCATTGCCATTAGCAGGAGATAATCCCTCAATATCAATACTCTTAGAGTTTGATGGTGCAGAAACGGTTTATTTTGGGGATGGTACATCACAATCAGGATCAACTGTAAATGCTACAAT